TATTAGCTGCTGCAGATATATTTATCGCATCTGCCTGATCTTCTGCTTGATCTTCTACTGCTTCTGATTCTTTATAGCTGCTATACAAACTTATTGCGCCACCTATTGCACTACCCCAACCCATATAACCTCCTAAAAGTCACTTGTATATACTGTGGGCATTATTGCCAGTATCGAGAATGGTAATGGTTGTTCTTGCACGATATACATTTGACCGTCCCTATTTGAACCTTGATTAAATGGTAGTTCTTTGTCACCTGAAAATAAAGGTGGTGCTGAATCCATTGGGTCATCTGCATCTCTGAATAAGAATGGATCAAGCTTGCTTAAACTATATCCTAATTTTGCCCCAAGTGTTTTATGAAATCTTGCATTAACTTTAAATATATTTTTACGTTTACTCTGTGATGTTCCTGCTTGGGCTCCTGATTCGAGTCTCAATGTCTTAATCCAACTTAAATAACCAAGACCTACTTGTGCTTTTGTCGCCGATCTTTCTAAAGTTACTAATCCGCTTGTTACTACTGCTGTAGGGTGTGCTGATCCGTCCGCAAGAATTGAAACTGTCTCACCTTCTAAATGACTAAACCCTGAAAGTGTTGTTGTTGCTGCTCCGCTATATGTCAATGCTGAATCCATAAATATTGAATCTTCTACATCGCCCCAATCAGAAGTCTGAAACTGTTCTACATATCTTGTCGTTCCGCTATTAATGGTTCTGTTTGCAATCATCCACAACTCATCTCTATCATCACCCGGGATAACTGCTATTGATTCTACTGTGCCTGTAATTTCATGGTATGTATAAGCGTTCACCTTATTTAGCTGATCATAGGCACATGAAACTAAATTACCACCGACAACCCACCATATATAAGGCTCTGGTTGTGCTTGGTAAGCCATAGCTGTGATTCCATCTGCAAATAAATGCTCCGCTACTTTCGAAATTTCTACCGCTTGGTACGCATCTTTCTCAAAACTATATGTCATCGCAAGCACTTTTTTACCCTTATCCTGGATATAAATAACTGACTTGCCTATTTTTATTGGTTGAATTGAGGTTGTCCCTTCAATGGTCTGCTGATTTACTTCTATATTTGTTGCCGTTACTGCTCCACCCGAAGAACCTACTACCCAAATTCCTCCGGCACTTCCTAAAAATAACTTCTCTCCCGATAATATCCATTCTATTGTATTTACTTCGTTTGATGCTATTGTAAAATTCCAAGCATCTGAATCGTTTGTACCACCCTTAAAGCTTTCAAAATCTCCTGACTCAGAAGCCCATACTCTCTGTGGTCTGCCCGTTGTCCCTGCAAAAACTAATCTTTGCTCAAAGAATGTAATTGCTTGTGGATATCCCTGAACTTCTGACCATGCGCCCTCTGCCCATTTTATAGTCGCATCTGTAGATGGGAGTTCTTCTATTACAGTACAGTTGACTTGTGTTGTGTCTATAGTTGCCAGTGTTTCCGACAACGTAGTACCTGAGACACCAACCTCCGCTGTGAATGAACCAGATGCGAATGTTAATACATCTGCTGTGACTAAAGTACAACCGAACACACCATCGTTTCCAGATGTGGTTGCTCCAGACACGGTTACATCACCAGACGTGAACCCTGCCGTAATAAACCCACTCGCTGAGTCTATAATACTTCCAGACGTGAATGTAAGTGTAGAACCTGACGCATACTCAGCGGTTTCATAAACATTTGACTCTACCTCTACATACCCAGGACTGTCTGGTTTTGATAATGCTACCACTGCTGTTCCACTGGTATAAGCTGACATATTCCAACGATACTGTATTGTCTCATCAAGTCCTACTATTTCAAAAGCCGTATTGACTGTGTATGCTGCATAATCAAGCCATGTTGTGCCTTCATCATAGCTTCTCTGTAAAATTAATATCCCTACCCAAGTCCCGTTTAAAGAACAAATAAGACTTTCTCCGTCTTCTATAGTTTCTGCCGTTCCGCTTGTTACGCTTGCAAGTGAATCTTCTGTTTTCCTATTTCCTTTTATTGCCCAAAAAGAACCGACATGACCTGAAGAGAAAACCCCTGATGTCGATGATGTAAGTGTTACTCCTGAACCTGTCACTGCGCTTGGTGTTATTGTTGTGGTTGTCGTGTTTGTATCTAAGAACGGCTCCCATACAAAAGGGGCTTCAACTAATGTCCATGATGTATGCCCTGACCTTGTTAGTTTTCTTGTTTTATAACTTGGATGCGTAATATACATTGTATCGGCTGATTGTGCAACTTGGATATCTCCAAGTTCTGTGGCTGCATAAGGCGTGGCTATTTCATAAGCCGTTGCTCCTGATAAAATCTGCCCACCATCCATATAAAATCTTATATATTCTTTGCCAAATTCTAATACATAAGCCTGATCTGTTGATTGTCTAAACTTAATAAGTCTTGATTCTTCCGCTTGAGTTTTAGTAGATGTAACGTAATAACTCCCCTGCCTTCTGGTAATCCCACCATAAGACCAGACAAGCATATTTAAAGAATCAGCTAAACCTTTTTTATATATCTCAAGATCTGTCCTTCCAAACATCTTGGGTGATAACTCACCACCTGTGAAACTATTTATTATCGGAGTTACTCTTGCCATTAGCTTAATACCTTGTTACTCTGGTTGTTTCCGTATCTTACATTGATCCATTCACCATCATCCATTTTATACGGTGTGCCTTGCTGTGCATCTTTCGCCCTTGCAAGCCTTGTGGCTATTCTTAACTTCCTTTCCATTCTATCCTGTAAAGCTGCTGAACCTGTTAATGGCATTGCTAATTCCTCTGCAAGGCTAAACTGGAACATCTCAACAAACAAAGCTGAAAGTTCGTTCATGTCTGTTATTATCTTTGTGTAGATTAATTTAATAGGTGTGCTGTTTGAAAAGATGTAACTCCCCTCTACTCTGTAAGCATAATCATTATAATCATCCAAAACCTGTAGACAATTTGAAGGGAGTGTGTGTTGATAAGCAAACTCAAAAGCAGGAGTCGCTACATTCGCTGCAAGTTGTTGTCTTGCCATTGCAAATGTCCACGGCACGATACATAAAAGAGAATGTAATAAAGTATCAAACCTTTGGTTGCATCTTCTGGCAGCCTCCGAAGCATCTGTTAAATCCAATATAGAGTCTACACCTATTTTCTGTAGTGAATTATTACACATCTCGACTTTACTTGGCATACCTTACCCTCTTTGTTGTAGGGGGCTTTTACACCCCCATTAACCTAACTGTTGTTTGAAATAAAAACCTCAAATCTTAAATCTCCAACTACTGTAGCGTGGCCAGCATCGGTGGCTGTTAGCCAACATTCCTTCTGGATTGTATAAGGAACTTTAGTAAAACAAGTTGCAACATCATTAAATTGGACAATATCCCCGGCTGCCGCTACGTCTGTTGCCACTAAATAACGGTCTGCATCTGCTGTGTCGGTATCATCGGTATCACCGATAGCTATAGTACAACCAGAGCCAAGAGCATCCTCTGAACCTATCCATGAACCACCAAGTTTAACCTGATCTCCTTTGTAAAGCTTACAAAGGTTTACAACAGTCCCACTTGCCGTTGTGTTATAAGTATAACTACCTGTTATGCTTCTTATTTTTCCCCTAACCTCGCCAGCTTCCATTGCTGTTGATGGAGTTGGGGCATTCTCAATCGTTGCTACTGTGCTATATACTGTTGCCATCTGTCATCCCTCCTATGCTTCTGCTGTCAATATTTTAACGACTTTTGCTTCTTCCATGCGAGTCGCACCAATAGACATATTAACGTAAACCTGAAGAGCATAATTCTTATCGTCCCTTTCAGTGATTCTTGTCGTTATATCCTCCCCGACACCGAGGCATATTCCATCCTCTGCCCAGGCAAGACAAGACCGTTCATTTGATGTAAGGTCTAATCTTTCAGATAATATGAACTTAAACCCCATCCATGTGTCAATCTCACCCTGAACAAGGGCTTTAACTGTGGTATAATCTGAGCTTGTCAGTTTTTCAAGATTTAACAATGCCGCCATTGCTGTTGCGTTCATTGCTAGGTATCTTGGGATTGAAGGATCAACCTCTGCTGCATCAAGTAGTCTTTTTGCTTCAATTATCTTAGCGACTGTCATGCTGCCAGAAGTTGAAGCTATAATATTCCCTGATGTGAATGATGTAGAAGTTCCACCGGCAACACCTGTATAAGCAGTGCCTGTTGCTGCTTCGA